ATTTTTTTCACTCCTTTAATTGACTTATTTTACTTTCATGCAAAATTTATTCAACATATTAGCATCAGAATCCAATATGTGTTTTAATTCTACTATCGTTTCGCTGTATCTGGTAACCCCTTTACCACAAGGCTCGGCAAGATAATAAATCCGCCAGTTGCCATCTACTATTTTGTAAATATTATACCGATAAAACTTTCCAGCGCAATATTGCTCAACAAAGGTTTTCATCGGCTCAATCCCCCGTTGCGTATAAACTCTAACCGTTTCCACTCTGCGTATTCTTCGGCGGTCAATGCACCTTTTTCAGCGTTGCACTTTTTGCACGCCAACAATATTTTACTACCCCCAAGTTCCTTTTGACGGGATTTTGGGGGTTCGTGTTCTATACTAGCATTTGATAACGGAAACTGTTTTAGACAATAAGGACACACAAAAAATCCGTGTTGGTCATAAAGTTTCCGCCATCTGCTCATTATTTGCTCTTTTTCTTCAAGGCATTAGCGATGGTTTCAGCATCTTTCTTTGTGAAAACAACAGAAAACACATCAGCCCATTTAACTATTTTTGCCAAGAAAGTATTATCTTTCTGGGTCGGAGTAATTGCCACTATTGCTGTGCAAAGTGCAACAATCATTCCCCATACTTGGAATATTAAATCCCAATTTTCAACCAACCAAGTCATTTTTTACTCCTTTTTTTAGGTTTTCTACAATAATCTTTATAAAGTTCACGCAGATATGAATTTCCGCCCATCGCTTTATATTCGTCATAAAGCCGATGAACGGTCGCCCTATCATCTCTACGCATAGCATCTAGTATTTCTAAACGCAATAACCGTCGGTCGTGTTCACTTTGGTTGGACAACACGGTATCTAACTTATCTTCAATACGACCTTTATATTGAATCTTTTTGGTCGCCCACTCAATTAAAGCAAACACAGCCCTCCACATAACCGCCTCCTACGCAACAGTTTTTACCCACAGGCGGTTTTCAGCACTCGCCGTGTATGTGATTTCTTTTAACTTTTCGCCGTCTTTTGGCTCGTCTTTTGAAATCGCAAATTCGCACTCTTTGTTGACCTTGACCTGATAAGTTTTTCCGTTCTCAAACTGCACACCCATAACTTCATCAAACGGTTTCCAGATACCACGGGTGGTAATAATAACTGTTGGAACGGGCGGTTCGCTAGGTTCAACAACAACATCTTCCAAAACTTCGCCGTTTTCCATTTCTAAAACATCATCTTCCATTGTGTTCCCCTATGGTTCAATTTCTTGCACCGATGCCCGCACGCCTTGTTCGTATTGTGCTTCCAATTCCAAGTTATTCAAACTCGCCTGCGTGATTTCCAGCACATTGTCGCCTTGTGTCACTTGTAATGTCTGTCCTGCGACAGATTCCGTTGTCGGTGTTGCAAGTGGATACACTACGATTACAGGTGTCCCTGCGGCGTATTGGTCTGCAAGGAATTGTCTAAAACCTGTAGCAGTTTCAAATCTGTCATCCTTTATACAAAGCCGTTGTGTGCCGTGCAATAAAAATTGGTTATTCTGCATATTGCTAACATCTGACGATGCCCAACCATAATGTGTAGAAAAACTTCTGTAATTACCTGATACTTTATCTTTCAAAAGAGAACTGGCAGCCCAACAAGCACCACTTTGATACGAAGACCAACCCTCTGTTCCGTCTAGCACCTTAATCCCTACATTCCTAGTTATTGCTCCTGACGTGATATTATGCACATCTTTATAATCGCCTACTCTTAAGAGAGGTTGACAGGTTGCAGATTGAGCTTTTGCTACTTCATAGAATATCATCTGCTCTAGCATACTTGTCGGATTTTGTGAACTGTCGTTATCATATCTAAAAATAAATGTTGCATATCTTTTTTTAGCTGTGAATACCAAACCTGTCGTTTTATAATTACCATCAACAATACTTGTGCGTTCAAAATCACTTTCGCTATATACATAGCCGATTGTTGGGATAGTGTCGCTATAACCAATATTAATCATAGTCGAATTTCCTGACATTGCTCTGTTTATACAACAATACGTTTTACCTACTTCGCAATCAAAGGTTACAACAGAGTTTCCAGAGTAAGCTATTATCGACCTTGTAGAAGTTCGCAAATAAGCATCTATATATTGAACAAAATGATTTTCACGCTCGTTGGGTTTAACAGTCACCGTTTCCACATCGCCGTCATAGTATATTTCAAGGTCGTTAATCGGGTCGCCTGCTGTAAATGTGCCTGTGCCTGAGTTAGTAAAGAATTGTCCACTTACAGTATCATACATACCCAGTTCATTATTACTGTTGCGAACAGCTATATATCTGTGAACAAGGTTGTTTCCATTTTTTATTCTCACTTCACTAATTTGGGCAGAAGCACCTTTATTCGGAATAGAACCATTAGATGAAATTCTGTTAAATATTGTCATTGGGTTTACTGGCATACTGACAAAGTCCGGTGTCAGTATTTTTATACCATTTACAACAAAACTGTTTTTACTAACTGCCAGCGTTCCGCTTAATTGCGATGTTGGTGTAACAATACCATAAGTATTTGCCGATGTTCCAGAACCATACCTTACATACCAAACATTACTAGCATTGAATGTTTCAACCCAAAAACCACCGATTGAAGTATCGGAAACAGGTTGCGCCCCCAGTATAAATTTATCATCAGTTCTGGTCAAATCTGTAAGATTATAATCAACTTCGACACTATCTGTTTCTTGTAAAACATACCCTGTATTTATCACCTGACGACCATCAGACTGTATATAGGTTAGTTGAGTGTACCCCAAAGGCAAACCGCTTTGGTGTCTTGCTTTCAACACCCCGTTATTACTCACAATGTCCATTGGTGCATCGGGGGTTGGAGTTCCGTTTTGTTCTGTGCCACCAAATGCCTTGACATAAGATAGAGAATCGGCAATCGCATCGGGCAACAATAATGGCGATGGTGCTGGACCAATAACGACAGTTTCGCCACCAGGACCAGAAACGAAAATCACTCTGCGGACATTTTGCCCAGGTGTGATGCTGTTTTGCTTTATAACCAACTGTGTTCCGCCACGCAGGTTGTCCAACGGGTCGCTGACTTCAATAACTTTCCAAACCACCCAACCTTTTCCAAGTGCGGCGGCTGCGTCAATATCGGCTTGGGTCACTGGCAAAACACGCTGAATATTGCGGGCCAAATTACCCAACATACGCAAATCAGATTCTTGAACTGTCTTTACTCGTATCGGAAACATTTATAATACCTCTTATAACATAATACACAAATCAAAGGGGTAAAACAACCCCAATGATTATTTTTTTCTTTTTTTGCTACCACAAGGCATTGTACACTCCTTTTTAACTTGCGCTCATACCACTTACTTGCCAATTTACAGCCGATGTCCCTGCCTGTGACGCATAACCACCTATACAAACTTGCGTTGTTGTTGAATTACTTGGGACGTGTCCGACTGTTCTACTCCCATATGCGCCAGATAATATAGCAAGAGCAAAATATTGCGCGTCTGCCATAGTGATTGGCAAATCTATCATATTTTTATAACCATTTGAGTTTAATGATATAGTATGATTTAATCCCCCTTGCTCAACCCACCCAGATTTATATTTTCTATACCAAGTGTAATTATTCTGGGCTGTCGGCAACTGTGATTCTACAACATAATCATAGCCTTTCAATGTCGCAACATCCGCTAATACACTCGTGCAAGTTTCCAATGCTGTATCGGTTGCACCTGTTGCCAGTTGTATCATAACTCGTAATTGTGCCGTATCTGATGTATCGGCAATTATACCAGATTTTGTGCTATCTGTGGTTATACCAACGGTTCTATTGTCTGTTCTCAACCCGCTGCCCGATTGTCCTGTGGTCCCCATACTCGTCCCGTATGCGGTTGAACAAGTTTGTAATGTGTCAAAATTACGCGAAACAAGACCTGCATTAGATGAATTATCATAAGACAAACCGAGCGTCATACCATTACCGACAACAGGTATATTGTTTGTTTGGACTATGTGTGCGTTTAATGTTGGAACTCTAAACTGGGTGTTTCCTGTGCCGTCCCAACCAATTTTATCGCACCAGCCTTTCGTGCTGATTGCCGTTGAATATGCCGACAGACTGACATAATCCAATTTACCTGCTTCCAACAATTCGCCGATGCTTTCTGTGCCTGTAAAATCTGTCGTGTTATAGGTTGCACCATCGCACTCAACCGCACCGTTCAATTCATTATCTGTGCGCATTGTAAAGAATATATCGCCAACATTGTGTCCTGCACCACCAGAACTCGCATCTTCCCACTTTGCGTTTCCGTTTGCGTCTAATGTCAAAACCTGCCCTTCGGTTGCACTTATGGTATCTGCTAAACGCGCTTCAGGAATAGTACCGTCTGCGCTCATCATTTCAAAATTCCCATTGCCATTAGCAACCATTAAAGTGTTGGCAACGCGGTTGACCCCGCTTCCAATTTGAATTGCGTTTTGAGCATTACTTGTGGTTTCTGCGTCATAACCAATACACACACTGTTTCGCGCACCCGAATGAGCCTCTGCACCAATAGTAATTGAGTTGTTTCCTGGTGCTGTAGCATGATACCCAACAGCGATACTATAATCACCTGACGCTATTGAATTTGCACCAACCGCAACAGAATAAGTATAACAAGCGGCTGTATATCCCACGGCAACCCCATAATTAGCACGTGTGGTCCAACTATAAGAATTTACACCAACTAAAACAGTGTATGGTGCTACATTCCATGTCGTACCTACAATAACCTGGGTGCTTGTAATTTTTAAGTTGCCCCAACTTGCACCTGTTCCGTTTGTGGTTAGGAATTTACCTGCGTTGTCTGTTTGGTCTGGCAAAGAATCCCCTATAGCAGAAATAACGTTGTTTTCGTCTATTGTTATGTTTGTGCCAGCAGTTAAAACATTTTGTTTTGAATCAAGTGCGTTTTTTAAATCCACCTGGTCCTCAATGTCTCCACCTATTTGCCCCCAAGATATCGAAAGCGTTTGATTCTTCCAAATGCCATTATCATAAACAAGATATTGATTGTTTGTTGGTGACGAAATATTTACATCTGATAATTGAGACAAAGACGATGCGCCAGAGCCGCCTTCAACAGAAGAAAGATATTTTAAAAACATATACCAAACCCAGGAAATAGAACCATCTTTTTCTTGAATAGGTATATGAATTGATGGTATAACCTGTTTTGCCATTATATTAACCCTTGTTCCATTGATATGCTTGCACTAAGTACATTCACCATACTTGCTGTTGAAAACCTTACTTTGTATGTTCTTAAAGTAGACGAACCAAGGCGTCTAAATTGTAATTTTTTATGATATTGCCCGAAATTACCAAGACGCAATGAACGTTCTCCGACCCATGTGTATCCACCGTCATCAGACCATGTTAGCATAACAGTATCGTCTGGCCCAAGACCGACATCAACATCAAGCGTCAGATTATAAAAGAACATACGTTTCTTTTCTTCTACCTTTAATGTAGCAAACACAAACTCCCTACAAATAGGCACACCATTATCAGTATACGCGTTACTATCCATAACATATAACTTATCGGTTGTTGCACTAGAAACAATTACCTCTCCATTTGGTCTACGAGTAATATATTCACCTTCCCATTCTCCGCCGTCACCGGTTTCGCGCTCCACCCAAGAAGATGTTGTTAAATCATACTGTAATGTCTTTTTAAATTTCTTAAATTTCAATATATAAAACGTATGACCGCCCTGAGTATATATTTGACCAATAACCCCATCTTTGTCTTCTTGAGTTTCTAACGTACCCCAAGATTTTATCATATCTAACAAAGCAGGTGTAGAAATTTGTCTTAAATTAGAATAGTTATCTGCTGCATAAATTTCGCCGTTGGTACCATAGAAAAAGAACGCCGTTTCATACACCGCAATGCTGTTTTTGCACACGCAACCCTTGTTAGCATACGCGCCTTGCACATGGGCAAAGAAATTCTCGTCAGCCTCTCCGGTTGGCGCTACTACCTCAATACTATTGGCACCAAAACACCATAACTCACGCATGTTTGATTCCAGGGCCGTAAGGTTGGTTAAGGCCGTGTCTAATTGAAATGCGTGCCGCATTTCGTGCGCTAACACATCTGTATATTGCACATAAGAATTACCGCCTAACTGACAACAGGTCACAAACACTCCAGATATATAAGCCAACGAAGTATAACGTGCGTCTTGCGAACCTTCTGGCAAAGCAACAGGGCCAAACTCCCAACTTGACGGAGCAAATTTGTTTTCGTCTTTTAAGTTAACAAAATATAATTTTTTACGTTCTGAATTAAGCAACATTACCGTTTGTCCGTTGCTTACCATTTTTACTGTCGTTTTTGGGCGATTAATCGCATCTCCTGCTAACTCGCTCCAAGGCTTACTTGTTATTATCGAAACTTCACCGGCATTGTTTCTATACATAACATATATCGCTACTTCCGTAACCACAATCAGGCAATCAGAAAGATAAATCATACCAAGGATTTTATAATCGTCCCCTGTGCCCAAATCATAATATTCTTTTAACCCTGGAGTTCCTATAAGCATATATGCGTTTGAGCCTGCGGCTTTTTCAAAAAGCATGTTAAGCAAGCGTTCAGAACTAAATGGTTTTGACCGGGATTGATAACTTTGTTGAGGTAATTGCAATTCCATTACCGCCACCTTTCGTTTGGTGCAATACTATACGAAGTATCTTCATTATCATGTAATATTGCATTTTCTTTACTCGCCTCCGCTCTTGCGGCTAACGCAGCCTGTCTTTCTAACGGCAATCCGTAGTCTGAAGCTAACTGAGACGCCAAACCATCCTCAACTGCTTCGTAATATTCATCGGGGAAATCTGGAGTGCTGCGTGCATTTTCCAGGAGCGCAAGTGGTTCAACATACGAGAACTTCAGATACTCCCCAAACTTTGTTGGTGTGCCCCAAACCATCATCTTACCGTCTTTTGCGTCGCGCAAGAAACAATAGTTAACTGGCTCCCCTCCAAGGGCTTCTTGAGGCAACAACGAAAAATCTTTTAACGCCAAAGCATTCATTGGCAACTGTGTTTGATTCCCAATGCCATACTTAACAACATTCATTAACTCTTGCGGACGCCCAATTTGTTCGCCAAACGCATAGGTCAACAAAGGATTAATTGGCATTATAGAATCACGATATTCCAAAGAACGAACTTCAACATCCGAAACAAAATATGCGTTTTGAGCATCGAACTGAATGTCAAAAACACGACCTTTTACCGTCAACTGAGGCGTCCATACGGGGTTAAAATCATTGGCGGTATAAATTTGTGTGCCAACTATACCATCAATTAAAAATCCATAAACTGCTATAAATGTGCAACCATCTTTATATCCCCAAGCACTCTGGTTAGAAATCATCAACGGCATTGGTTGGAATGTCACACCATCTTTCGTGAATGAACAATATTGCGCTGTATTCATATTCAACAAGCGGTCGCCAATAACACAACGATTTTGAGAATACACACCAACATCAGAAAACACATTCATGTCTAACGTAACAAATGTATTTGTAGTGCCAATGTACAACTTATTCAAGAACTCCGCCGGGTTCGATACGCTGTTTAAATTTATTGTCCAACTTGCAGAAAAATCAACAAAATCCATCGTGGATACAACGGTTCTTGTTATGGTTCCTGCAGCTTTTGGAGAAACTAAATACCATGCGTTTTTAAACTTTATAATCTTTTCAACACCATTAGCAGAATATACTTGATTTAACATACCAGAATTTAATTCATAAACCCCTGCAGAAGTGTCAAACAAATACGATGTGTTGTTTGCTATACAAATAGAAGCATTTGTAAGGCCGTACGCAGTAGTATCTATGACACTCCAGTCTTGCCCATACAATTTGCAAAATAGATACACTTTGTTTTCGTCTTCATCATAAACCGTAACATATAAATCGTTTGCACTCTTACCAAAACCCGTAATGCGCACATTACCAGTAAGCGTTCCCCAATTCACCAAAACTGTAGCAGCATCTAAAACAGACCCCCAATCATCAGTAACCAAAGACGAAGAGTCAGCAACACTACCCCAATCTAATTCATTAACCGGAGCCAAGGATGATATCTCTGACCATAATAACAACGTTTTTTCAGGATAATCCTTTTTTGCATCGATGTATTCTTTACCTAACCGCAACAATATATTTTCATCCAAAGGTTGCTTCAAATATAATTTTACTGTCTTAGAGTCGCTAGACACAACTTCGGCAGATTCTACATCAAATGTTCCTGTAATATTGTCGTAATCAATAATGCCGATTGTATAAGGAACAGTATCTAACCCTTGAGCAATAACGCAACGTGGCTGTATAGGGTAATCGCCTGACAACGACGACACAAACACAGACGTGCCATAAAATATATATGAAGATGTTACAGATGCCTGAGCTAAAGGCTTATCCAAAGTTATAGTCGTGCCCACGGCATCAACAGAATAAACCTGTCGCAACACCCACGAGCCAGAAACACAAACAAATATATAATCGCCAACTTCTGGTAGCACAGTTTGACTATTAAACGATATGGTTTGAAAACTCGTATTAAATGTTTTTTCTTCAGTTTGTGCCACATTAAACGATTGGCCATAAAACACAAAATTTCCATCGTATAACGCTTGTTGCATCGGAGATTTTAATGTTATAATCTTGTTATCAAAATCAACTTCTGATATTTGATTCTGATTAATAGTATTGTTTAAAACAATTATCTTTTGTCCTTCAGCAACATTAGACCAGTTGTTCAAGGATATTTTAGTTGCGCCTATGCGCTCAAATCCTGTAACATCACAGGTTTCAAAACTTTTATATGCTTGTGTAGCTAAAGAATATTCTTGTTTTTTTGGCAAAAATGGCATATAGCCTGTTTTTATCTTAAACAAACGAAAACCGTCATTATTCCATGATTGTAGCATAACGTTTAGTGTGTGCGCCGCATCAGCTATTTCAGCCGCGGTTGGTTCGCTTTCTAAACTGGTGATATTAGCCTTGCGAAATGCACTTGCTATTAAATCGTTTCTTACTTTGTCTAACATAAAAACGCTCCTTATAACTTAGACCAATCAGTTAAAGATACATCTTCTTTTAATTTCCATGGTCTTGGGTCCGGGACAGCTCTTTGCTCTTTAGGTATTCTGATTGGCATTTCTTGCGGATTTCTTGGTTCCCAGCAAGTATCAGAACAAACCCTTTCTCCTTTCCAATTCATACGAGTTTGGCTCGCATACCGTACAGAGCCGCATATATCGCACATAACTTTATATTCGCCTTTAACGTACGGTTTACGAGCCATTGATAACTCCTATACTATCGATTAAACACCAGTATTTCCATAGATAGCACGCCAGTCGTTGCAGGTGTGGCTATAACGCGCACGGGCTGTAACGATAACGTCTTTCGTCAAGAAATCAGTATCAACATCAATAGTCAAAGCTTTACGATTGTATTCAATCAAGCCTTCTGGACAATCTGTCTGCAAGAACCATGCAGTAGAAGATGTCAAATATGGAGAACAAATAACACCTTTAATCAAGTTGCTGTTCCACACATTGATGTTGTTGTAGTTAGTATTAACCAATTTGTCAGACTTCAAGATTTCTTTGATTTCCAATTCTTTGGTCACAGGAGCAATAATATTCTTAATGCCCAAATCTACTGGAATGTTCTTGTCGTCTTTTGCTTGACGAATCTGATAATACATTGCGCGCAATGCAGCGTCAGAAATATCAGCCGCAGTTGCAGCAATGTTGGATTGCAAACCAGATTCTGTCGGATGCGATGCAGAGCACAACACCACACCGTCTCCATAGGTATTGCCAGAGAAAGCGCCGTTCAAAATGTTATGAGCAACAATTTCTTTGGTTGTACGCATAGATTTAGCCAACATAGGTGTCAATTTGTTAATTGTTTGTTTGTACAAATTGTCATCACGAGCTTCTTCTGTGATACGATAACCCAATGCCCAAACAGTGTGAGCAATACGATTGCTGTAACCCTGTTTCGCCGCATCCATTGTGATTTCGGCGCCAGATTCTTTACGACGCGCCAAACCAAAACCAGTCACTTGAACTGAAGTTTCAGCGTTCTTTTCAGAATTGCGTTTTTCAAATATTTTCGCCGCATATTGTGGATGTTCACGATAGGACTGTCCAAAAATGCTACGAATACCTGGTTCTAATAACCGAGGAAAAGAGCCTAATGTCATAGTCATAGTTTATCTCCTTAGTTCAAGCCAGCAACTGCATTGGCTTCGGTTGAACTGTTGATGCGAACCAAATATTGCGTTGCATCGGCTACTGTTGGGTCTGCCACAACACCAACTACGCGGAATGGCAAACCTGCCGTTGTCGTAGTAGCTGTAATAACCACACCGGACACACCATTTGCAGGTGCATTATATTCAAACCCGCAATTTCCACCGACTTTGATTGTTTCGCCGGATTTTGCGCATACTTTGAACAAAGCGTCTTGGTCATCCATTACATACACGACACGAGCAACACCGCCTTTTCCTTGGTCGGCAACTGGATCAAACGGATTAACTGGAGCAATACCAACAACAACGCCAGTAATTGCTTTTGCTGAAGAAACAGTAGAAGATTCTACGGTAGCGCAGGGCAAAACACCCGCCGGAATACCGTTAATTTCAACACTGTTCGTTCCCACTGTGTGAGTGACAACATCCCCTTTAGCAACAGCGGCTGTGACAGTAGCAGGTATGAAGTAAGAACGAAGCCCACCAAAACCTTTGTTGTCTTGTCCGCCAACAGGGATGAAGCCAAATTTAGCTGTTGAATTAGCCATTTTGTACTCCTTAATAAAGTTTTGTTAAACATGGATTGTTTCGTGACTCAACTAACATACCTATTTAACCCGCAAGGTAGGGATAACTCAATTTCATACACTATTTTAACATAAAGCGCCTATAAAGTCAAGAAAAAAGAAACTGCCCCGGAGGAGAGAGATTAGGAAGGCACCAGGGCAGTAGCGTTATAACAAGAAAATGGTAAGTTGTTATAACGTAGCTTCTTTTTGCAAATGCACGCCTTCTATACTTGCGTCTTTTGCAAATTTTAAATCTTCTGGAGCAATACCCAAAGACTGGAATTTTTCTTCCGCCGCTTTGCGCTCAGCATCCATATCTTCTTCAAACAACTCTTTTTCGATTTTCATCAAATATGCCCAAGCAGGGTTTTGCATACCTGTTGCAAACTTTATCGGCTCACCTTCATTTTGATTTAAATAATGCGCCAAATCTTTGTCTACAACAAGTTCATAACCACGAGCCTGAAACATGTTAACGCGCCCAGGAGCATCATTAACAATCATGTAATGAAAGCGAGGGTCTTTCATGTTTTCTGGAATATCAAAAGGGTTATCAATGCCAACAGCTGACACTTTCGCACGAGCTGCACGTTTTGCTTCTAACCGTTTTTGATAATCATCTTTTTTTTGTTGCTCTAACGCTGCTTGAGCAGCCATTTGTGCCATTTGATTCTTATCATCTGCCATAATAAAACTCCTTATTTTCTAAATTGTTTTTTAAATTCATTCCATAAAGCTTTAGATTTTTCGTCTCTATCACGATTACGATACCAATCTGTTTCAGCAATAATACTAACCGCTGTATCTTTTTCTTCTTTTGTTAAAGAATCCCAGCCTTCGTATTCGTTTTTGCGAACCGGCATAGCACCTGTAACATCCGCAACCGATGGTCTGGCTACCGGAGCGACATTAGGAACGCTTCTACGCCCAAATATCTTGCTTTCAATATAAGCGATGCGTTGGTCGGTAGATTGGTCTGCATTTATTGGAGAAGTTACAAATTTTACCGCTTCATTGTAAATTTCCCTTTGCTCCAATGTCAGTTTTGGATAAATACTATCGCGCCAAGCACGTTCCTTTTCTACATCAATATTATCCGGCACAATTGTTTTTTGCTCCGCTTGCCCCTTAAGGTTTTCACCAATATGCTT